ATTCTTCAGCTTCTTCTAAATACCGCATGGACAGCTTTTCATATTCTTCCTACATATAGCCAAGCAAAAAAAGTCATTTGGGATAGTTCCACAAATGATGGACAGCGTATATTAGACTACATTCCTAAAGAGGTCATTGAATCAAAAAATGGCCAAGAAATGAAAATAAGGTTCACAAATGGCAGCATGTATCAGCTTATTGGTAGTGATAATATTGATAGTCTTGTTGGTACTAATCCTAAAATTATTATCTTTTCTGAATATGCAATACAGTCACCCGCTGCATGGGAATACCTCAGACCTATACTCGACGTTAATAAAGGCTATGCGCTTTTCATTAGTACTCCTCGGGGTAAAAATCATTTTTATGATTTAGTAAACATGGCAAAAAGCAATCCTAATTGGTATTGCGAAGTATTGAGCATTAAAGATACGGGAGTTCTTACAGAACAGGACATACAAAGCATTAGAGATGAAGGAGTCAGCGATGAGCTTATCGAACAAGAATACTACTGCTCATTTAATAGAGGTGTGGAGGGAAGTTATTATGGAAGACTCATCGAACGCGCTAGAGAAGATAAAAGAATATGTAATGTACCATACGAAACAAGATCCCCCGTCCATACCGCTTGGGATATTGGTTATGGAGACAGCACAAGTATTACTTTCTGGCAGGAGGTAGGAGGTGAGCTTAGGATCATTGATTTCTATGAAGCACAGGGAGAAGGCATCGCTCACTACGCTAAGATTATGCAAGGAAAACCGTATGTATATGGCACTCATTATATGCCTCATGATGCAGGATCGGGTTCCATTCAAACCGGACGTACCCTTCAAGATGTGGCATGGGAACAGGGCATTAAGACAACCATCTTGCCGCGAGAAATGGATATTCAAACAGGTATCGAAGCAGTTAGATCAATGCTTAGTGTCGCTTATTTCGATGAGGTCAAATGTAAGCACCTCTTGAAATGCTTAGAGAACTATCACAAAAAATACAATGAAAAGACTCAGGCTTATAGTGAAGCGCCATTACACGATTGGACTAGCCATGCTTGTTTTATTGGAACAACTAATATTTTGACTGAAAAAGGTTATGTAAAAATTCAAGATATTCAAATTGGTGATTATGTTATTACTCCTTTTGGAATGAGAAAGGTGTTAGAGACTCACTCAAGATATGAAAACGATCTTAACGAGATATATGTTAATGATTCTTTTGCTTTTTCATGTACAAAATACCACATGGTATTCACTAGAAATGGATTGACTTTTTCTGATTCATTGCGATATAATACACTCGAAAAATATAATAGATTTCGAAGGTTTTTATGGAAAATGATTGGATATTTATTAGAGGCACAAAATACAAGAGGATTCAAGAAAACTATCTTATCTCAGAAGATTCAAAAAGCATCGTATTTAACGGATTTTTTTATAGATGGGATGGATTATATTACCGTCGAGCAATCACCTCTCTCAACAAAGCTAGTTCTTTACATAGAGCAATTTGGATTTACCATAATGGGGATATACCAGAATGCTTTGAAGTACATCATAAAGATTGTAACTCAAAAAACAATGATATTGGAAACCTTGAACTCATGCGAAGTGGGGAACATCAAAGTTTGCATGGAAAATTACCCAATTCATGGCCACAATCTGAAGAATGTAAAAGAAGATTACGAGAACAGAATGCCAAAGCAACAGAATGGCACCAATCTAAAGAGGGTCGAGAATGGCATAAAAAACATGCTGAAAACAGTTTACCAATATTACGAGGAATTAAATATCCTAAATCATGTGAAATATGTGGAGAAGCTTTTGAAGGTCTCGTCTTATGGCAAAGATTCTGCTCAAACAAATGCAAAACAAAGTTTCGTGTCCAATCTAATATTGACAATGAAAAAAGGAATTGTTGTATTTGTAGCGCAGTGTTTGAAGTTAACAAATATGCTATCAAAACCACTTGTGGTGACAAATGTAGAATTAAAAAAATGCAAAATACCCGAAAAGGTCTATGATATCACCGTGGATATAGACGGTTGCTATTATGCGAATGGATATCTTGTTTCTAACAGCGACAGCGTCCGCTATATGGCAAATGCCCGTATTCAATATGGCCGTGGTCCTGGGTCAATGACCCCTGAAAAACTCAATCAAATCAAAGCAAATGCAGGATTTGGGCCTAAGCAAATACCTATCCAGCAAAAATTGCAAAATCCTTTCCTTGGTAGATAATATTTTAAATAGTATAAAGGAGTTTTTACAATAGGTAATACATGACGTCGGGAATGCTCGAAAGAAATCAGGTTGTCCCAAATATCTATAATCAATATTACCAAGACGGAAAACGCGATATCGTAGCAGAAGCCGATGAACGCTATCAAATGAATCTTTCAGCTTGGCAGCTTTTCTTTTGGGAGCAGTTAATTGATAGAAAAGTTTATTTAGGCGATCAACGTTATTTAAATCTTTATTCTGGATTGTCATACGAGCATCAAAAGTTCGTTTTTAATGCTGCTATGCCGGTTGTAAATATGATTTGCGGAAGGCAAAGACAGCATCGTAAGGCAACTCAAATGATTCCTGTCCATGGCTCAAGCTCTAAAACTGCATCTCAGGCGACTAAAGTTATTCAATGCGCCTATTCTAATGATGATACGTATCATACCATAAGTAATTGCTTTAAGGAATCCGCTGGAATCACAGGATTAGCTTTGATGCATTCTTGGCTAGACTATAGAAGAGATCCTGTGTGCGGAGACATGAGGACAGAATGTTTCAGCGCCGATATGGTGATGATGGATGCATTTTGGAGAGATATGTCATTGACTGATTGTCAGTTTATACGCACAAGAAAATATCTTCATAAGCAACAAGTTAAGCAACTGCTTCCCGGACGAGAAAAAGATATAGATCTATTGAACGATCAAGCCTATTTCGATACAAAATTTACTTTCATGCCTCAGCAATACAATATCAGGCGAAAAGGATTTCTTGCATACGATGAATACTGGTATTTAACCGAACGGGTGGGGACTTTTATCGTTGATTCAAATACGTATGAATCAATTGAAGCAGATCTTTCTAAAGAAGAAATAAACGAACTCAGATTTCGTCATCCCGAAATAGTTATCGTTCATGAAAAAGTTCCAACGGTAAATCTTGCTATTATTGTTAATAATACATGTTTTTATGATGGACCTAACCCAATGTCCATAGATTTCTATCCGTTCACTGCATTTGTGGGTTATCATGATTTATCAAATAATAATTACGCATTTCGCTATCAGGGTGCTATAAGAAATATCAGAGATTCGCAATATCTTCTAAATTACAGAACACAATTAGAATTAGATCTTTTAGCTGCTCAATTTTCAGGCGTTGACGTTGAAGAAGATGCCCTTATAGATGATCAAGACGCTTTTAAAGTAGGTCCTGGAAAAGTGCGATTCTTTAAAAAGGGGAGGCTTCAAAGTTTAAATGATAAACCTGGAGCGAACATTAATCCGGCGAATTTTGCCGTTACAGAGAGACTCAAAAACAATATTCAGGCCGATGCAGGGGTTACGCCCGAGCTTTTGGGACAAGCGGAGGATTCAGACGTTGGAATCACTGAGCAACTTCGTCAAGGAGCTGCTCTTACCACGTTACAAGAATTATTCGATAACTTGGACTTATCGCAACGAAATGCGGGCCGTCTCCATTGGGCTATTATTCAGAAAAACTATACGCTTGGCAAAATAAGAAAAATGATTGAGGAAGAGCCTACGAATGAATTTCATGATAAGTCCTTTCAAAAATATGACGCAGTCGTTGCCAATGCACCTCTAACGGATACAACTCGACAACTTGCATTTAGACAACGTTACTTCATGTGGAAAGATGGCTTTCCTATTCCTCCTGATCAAGTCATGCAAGACTTGGATATTCAAGATAAAGATAAGCTTATGGAAGCTATACAGCAGCAACAGCAAGCACAGCAACAGCAACAAGAGCAAATGGCTCAATTACAGATGCAAAACCAGCAAATTGTTAATGAAAGTCTGCAATCGAAAGCAATTAGTGACCGAGCGCTTGCGGAAGAAAGAAATAGAAAGGGTGAATTAGAACAAATGTCAGTCCTTACTAAATTCAACGAATCTGAACATATGAAAAATCTTGCTGTTCTTGACAAAGTTAAAGCAGCTAAAGAAGTTGAATCCATGGGAATAGATGACTTTGTTAAGATATTTACCTTGATAGAAAATATTAGAAATCGTGAAGATGAAAAAGATTTAAAAAAACAAGAGGTTACTAATGGGACACAGCCATAAAAATACATCCGAAGGTGGACGAGAAGGCCATGGAAATTCTGGACCAGACTATTCAAAGATTAAAGAAAATGTGGATCCAAAACCACCTCCAGGCGCTTCCAATTCATATGAGAAAGTAAGAGATAAAATTGATGCAAAAGATCGCGCATCTTTAGCTAAAATGCCTTATACTCGTGAAAAGATGGCCAATAAATAATTAATGGGGTCTGGCCTAAATACTAAGGCATTCCGTAACCATTCGGAAGAATGTGGGTGCAAATCCCACTTCCCCAACTTTAAGGAACAACATGCCCAACATTAAAATAATCCCAGAAGCTAAGAAGCCTTTTGTTCCCAAGAATAAAAATCTTAGCGATACAAGACCTCGTTTTACTCCTCCAGGCGGTAAGCCTCCTTTGCCATTGCAAGAGTCATATAACCGTCAGGGAACCGATGGCGCTAAAGCTAACAAAAAGAATATGGGATAATCATGACAATGATCCCCCCAAAGATTCGCGGTCTTCCTAATTTACGAAAAAGCCAATCAGGTTATGTCAAAAAACCTCAGATGGCCTCATCTAACTCTAATCGCAGTTTGTATCTTGGAGGGGCAAAAATAATTCGATAATGTGTACTAATTTATCAAATTTTCCCGAAAAAATAAGAAAACATTTCGAATGCAAACTTTTGCATGAAAAACATCCTGTATGGAATGGGGAATATGAAGATTTTAAAGGGAAAAAGTATAAAAAAATAATTTGGGTATGTAAAGTTTGTAATGGTAAAGAATAGCACCAAAACCTATGGCGAGCTTATGCTTATCGCTCGTGATAAGACAGATAAGCAGGAAGTAGGCGAAACATCCGAAGCTTTAATGAATGATTTCAAAAAGATCATTGAACAAGCTGTTCAAGGCAATTATGATAAAGGCATAAAAGGTAAGTATTATATCCATATTTGGGTCACTAAAGAGCCTTATGCCCAAAATACATTGCATATTTATCCTCAATGCCGACGTACAAGACCAAGCCCATATCAAGGAAATGACCACTATCTTTGGTCTGTTGAAGATGGCGGAATAGTCAATTTTGAATGGTGCATTCCTAAAAAAGAAGTTCTTACATATATTCTAAAAAATCCTAATGAATTTGATCGGGATTATGTTGCAATGCTCCAAAAATTCACAAAAGATAAGCTTGAGAAACTAGAAGATTATGTGGTTGATGGAAAGGTTATTTAATCAAATATCTTTTTAAATCCTTTCTTCAGGGTTACCATGTCAGATTTTAAAGTCTTTATTTCATCTCTAACTTTGTAAACATCCTCATACAGAGTTTCACAATTTATGACTTTTTTAGATTGTTTTTCCAGCTTCTTGATAATAGGTTCAAAATGATTAAATATTCTTGTTATCTCTTGATACATTATATTAAAATTAGTGAGCAATTCAGGATTTATACTTTTATTGATTTTATCTATTGTGTTTTTTGCAATCTCGTCCTCAATCCCTTTAAAATTGACCCTTTTAACCATCATGTCAAATAATTTTGATTCATTCATTTCCATTATTTATCCATTCCTAAAATTACTTTTCAGAAATTTTCGAATAGCATCATGTGTTTTTTCATCATTATTTTTGCAAAGTGTATGTTGAAGACAATCAATTCTTTCTTCAATTGATCGTAGATTAGTTATTATAGAACTCAAAATTACCATAATTTGCTGATTTGTCAGCTTTTCTTGATCCAATTCGTCATTTGGTCTAATAATGGACTCAGACACTTTTTAACTTCCTCATCTGGTTTGACCTTATATTCTTCCATAAACTCAATTGTTTGTTCCATGGAAAAAAGTAAATTGCTCATCTTTTCAGCCGCTATCATATAAGTTACAATATCCAAATCTTTATTCATAATTACCTTTTAAATTTTATCTTGTAAGTAAATTCAAACTTTAGATATATAACTTTTAAGGCGCAATATGAGATTCGCCTATCTCAAAGGAAAACATGAGTTTTACAGAAGAGACCCAAGTTCCTGAAGTGGTCGATCAGGCAGTTGAAACCCATGATAAGAAGTCTCCGCAAGAAAGTTTTGCTGAGCTTCGACAGGCTAAAGAAACTTTAGAAAGGCAACTTTGGCAAGCTCAAAAAGAGCGGGAATTGTTTGAAAAGCAATTGCAAATGCAATCGCAAAAACCACAAATTCCGCAGGATGAAGATTTTGATTATAGACAGCTAGAACAAGAAGAATTTCCCGACGGAAAGAAGCTTGTTAAAGCTCTCAATACTTTTAATAAGAAATTATCAGGGTATGAGAAAGAACTAGCTATTAAAGATCAAAAAATTCAAATCCTTGAGGCTGCTACTGAGTTTTCCGATTTTAAAGACGTCGTTACGCCTGAAAATATAGAAAAATATATTAAATCAGACGAAGACAACCGCGAGGCTGTTGAGACTGCTAGAAATCCTTTGAGAAAGGTCTATAATCTTATAAAGAAAGATGCTCGCTATCAAGCTGATATACAAGCTAAAAAAGCAGCAGAAAAACCTGTCTCTCAGGAGCAAAAGCGCGTGGATGACAAAGAAGGTAAGCCAAAGTTAGGAAGCCTAGGAGTTAGATCCGAAGCAGTCACAGCAGCGGCTAAAATGTCTAACTCAACCATGACTAAAGAGCAAAGAAATGCGCTCTGGAAAGAAACTCTCAGCTACGCTCGCAGATAGATTCGTCTTAACTTGAGGTTAAGACTATGAGCGGTCCAACGACCACTTCAATATTAACTCCTGGCGTTCAACAACAGCTTTCAATGAAGCTTTTAGCTCGTCCAATGCCGGATCTTATCCATACAACTATGGGATATCCAATTACAATGGATCAGCAAGCAGGAGACATTCTACGTAGACGTAGATATAAAAACCTTCTTACAGCACCTGTGCCACTCGGCAACGGTATTGTAGACCCACCAGCGCAGCAACTTACCGCATTAGACATCGACGCGAGAATCGACTGGTACGGTACTTACCTAATCCTTCAGGAACAGGTCATGCTCATAAATGAAGATCCGGTTTTAAATTCGGCTGTGTCCACTTTAGGACAAAGTTTGAGAGAAACCGAGGATCAGCTAGCCAGATCAATGATGGAGGGAGGCGCGCCGCCAATTAATTGCACAAGTGGCACGAATGGCGATAATCCGACCAACATCAGTCCTCTTGACTGTTCTAAAGCCGTTCGCTTATTGCGAACCGCCAATGCTCAGTTCATTCAGGATATGATTGAAGGCGAAAATAAATTCGGTAAAATGTGTGCCGAAGTAAAATCTTCTCTGATTGACTTGGAGTTCCTAATCGCTGCATAATTGCAGGGAAAGGATAACAAGGGGCAAGTATGCAAGTTAAATGCTTTGATTGTGGAGTAGATGATTGGATGAAAAAATTCCATCATGAAAACACAAGATGTTTTTGTAATGAATATTACAAAAAACGCATACAGCCTGAACGCAGCAAGCGAGAAGACCAGAAGATTTGCAAAAAATGTGGTTGGCCACTTTATTATTTTTATGAAACCAACGACTATGAATGCGCTTCTGGATGCGGTGCTCTGAACACTATGGAGACATAGTGACCTAGGCTGAGAAGATCTAGGCGCCATTTTGTTGAAGTCAACAATATGGTCAACAAGTAACAGAATTGACAGCCCCAGTCCGTACAGCATTCTTTGGTTTAGGCCATACGAATCTGTCCGCTGACTTGGATCAAATGCTTGGATTTATTAATGTGGCCAACTACGCAAACAATAGTAATCTATTGCAAGCGGAATGGGGATCAGTAAGAAACATTCGTTTCCTGCTGTCTTCTGTTGGTTCCGTTATTCCTAATGCTTCGGCTAATGGCAAAGATGTTTATAACATCTTCCTGCCTGGCCAAGAAAGCTATGATATGGTGGATTTGGACGGATATTCGGCCCAATTCATCTATGCACCGCCTGAGATTGCATCACCTCGCCTAAGGCTGTATCAAACAGCAGGTTGGAAGATGGCGCAAGTGTTCAATATTACTAATACAAGCTGGATTGTAGCATTACGCTGCACTCTAAGCGTGGCTATTTAAGGAGGTAATATATGAGTACTCAAATCACAACAGGCTTATTTCAAAACGTTGCATCAACGCCGTTTTTCATTCCTTTACATCAATACATTTCTGAAATCAGGCTTAAAAACCTGACAAGAAGTGGCATTACTGTGGGAAGCGTTGCAGGTTCTTTGACATCTGATAGGATTGTCGAAGCGTTTTGGTGTGATTATATGGCGCAAGGGACTGCTCAAATTGTGCAAAATGGCACAGTTGCAGGCATTTTAGCCCCTCAACAAAATGGTGTCGCATCTATTAACGGTTTTACCGTTTATAATGGCGCAACCGGAAATGTTGGCCCTGTATTATCAATCCTTTCATTTACACCAGGAACTACAACGGTTTGGACAACAAGCACAAACCACGGATACCAAGTAGGCGATACTGTAAGAGTATGGGGTTTAACTTCAGCTCCGCAGTTTAGCGGTCTTCAAATGACTGTTACGGCTACTAACGGTACAAATACATTCACAACACTATTGGATAGCACAGGTGCTACGACTAGCGTTGGATCGGTTCAAAAAATAGGAAACTATCTTTTACCGACTAGATCTTTGTATTACCCTCAAAATAGAGTGATTGCAAAGATTACGAATGCTAATCCAATGGTCGTGACTACTCTTGTTCAACAAAATTACTATGTTGGCGATGTAGTAACATTTGATATTCCGTCTGTGTTTGGAATTCCTCAGCTTACTAATAGCATAACCGGGCTTCCTTTCGAAGCTACAGTTATTGCAGCTAATAATGCTGTTGGAACTCAAACGGTTACTTTAGCAGTAGATAGCACCAATTTCGGAATATTCGCGACAACTGGCGTTGCCAGCACGACTAATCCGACACATTGGCCTCTGTCTGGTGCGTATCCGTTTACGTTTCCTCAAATGGTACCTCAAGGAGAAGGAAATATTAATAATTTCTCTTCTTTTGGTGTGTTACCAGCCCCGCTTCCTTATGGAAACCAAGATGTTTTGAGTTTTGCACGTCAAAACCAAGCTTCTAATGGTATTATAGTTGGAGCAGGGGACGGGACGAATAGTGCGACTACGGGAGGCATCATCGGTGATACCGTTGACGTCTGGGAATTCAGAGTGATTTCGTCACTTCAGCAGTACCCCCAGCCTTTAACTATTCAATACGTTTAATAATATTCAAGGCAGGAGATAGATTGTCTCCTGCCTTGTCAAATAGTTTTATATAGGAAATTTATGGGTAGAAAATCAAAAAAAGATATAGTACAAGAAGAATTTAAATTGGAGAAAATAATGTCTGAAGATACTACAGCCAGTTTTTCAAATGAAAACGAACTTGAATCTATCCAACAATCAATTGATCAAGCACGAATCGATCTAGAAAATACAAAACGAGAACTAGAAGAAAGAAAACATCAATTAGAATTATTGAAAGTGACTCCATCTCGTCATATTGATGAAGATGAAAGAAAATTGATTGATAAACAAGCGACAATGTCTAATGAACAAGTGACTTTAAAGAATAAAATTGAAAAACAAAGAGATTATGATTCTGAACCCGTAACAGGGCGTTTCATGAATAGAAGGGCTCCTGGACAAGGCGTAAAACTTCCTTATATCAAACATGCCACAGATCCCGTTAAATGGTATCCTTTAGAAGATGGCAAAGTCTATACAATTCCACGCGGTTTTGCAGATCAATTGAATGGGGGAACTGATGAAGATCCTTGTTATTACACACCGCAATTTATTCAAAAACAAGGCGAAATGGACCCAAATAAGCCAGAAAGCGCAATTCATGCAGTGGATTCAAGTAACAAGAAATATGCTTTTGTGCCTGTGAATTTTTAGATATAAAGTGGATTTAAATTGAAAAAACTCCGGAAGCAGGTTTCGAACCTGCGACCTAACGATTAACAGTCGTGTGCTCTACCACTGAGCTATTCCGGAATAAGATTTACCTTGTAAGAACCATATGCGTTTAAAGATATTTGCCTTTTTGCGTGTATATCTTCTGAAGGAATAAGGTACATATCAAGTTCAGAAGTAACAATAAAAACATAATCGCAGGATAAAGGATCAAATTCTTTAATTTGAGAATTTGGTTGATTTCCTCCAGAAGTGCGAATTGAAGCAGAAAATACACCATATTTTGTCTGATATGAACAAGATATGACTTTTATTCTAAAAAGAGTATGCCTATGGTCATCATCAGAATGATAAATAAGATTGTAATCACAAGGTTCAATAGGAATGCTAACCATTCCTCTTAGTGAAAAATAGGATACCGCTATTCCTACCGCACCTTTACCTTTAATTCGTTCTTTCATGACAATAGATTAACAGGCCACCGAATAAATTTCAAATTTAATGAAGTTATTGATAGCATATAAAATAAAATATATAAGGGTATTATGACTAGCATCATATATTATCCTGGGTATGCACAAGTAAAGATTCAAGAAAATCTTCAAGTAAAGACTATTTTAAGTATTACAAATTCAAATCCCATGGTTGTTACGACAACTAGTAACCATGGCTATGTTATTGGGATGATGGTAAGGTTTCTCATCCCCGAGCAATTTAAAATGGTGGAGTTAAACAATATAGATTGCCAGGTGATTTCATTGACAGATGACACGTTAACTTTAAATTTAGATTCAACAAATTTTTCTATATTTTCTTATCCTAGTCCTTTACCATCAAGCTATACGCCTCCAAGTGTAATACCTAATAGCTCAGGCCCTTATTTGCCGCCTTTACCTTTGCCATATGGCAATCAAGATAGTTTTGAAGGGGTTATATTTAATAACGGAATACCGACGAATCCAATTAATGGTATAATATCATGACTGCTCAGTTAGTAAGTTTAGATCAGATGAGAAATACTGTTAGGCGCATGACGGCACGTTATACCGAAGAGCAAATGCCCGAAACGCAGATTGATACCTACCTAAACTTATTTTTGACATTGCATTTTCCTTTGTATTTCAAAAATCTTAAACTCACGAAACCCTATGTATTTCTAACGACTCCAAACGTTGATACATACGATTTTATTTATGAGGATACGCCAACCGAACCATCAACAGGAAATAGAACGGCTGCAACTCCTGGAAATATTCAGATAACTCCGCCCGTGTATTGTCAGGGATATATTTTAAGGTATTTTCAGGATAAAACTACTTTTTATAATCGCTGGCCAAAACTGACAGTTAATCAGATTATTGGCAGTGGTGGGAATGCAGCAAATGTTCATTATACGGGAACAATTCCTTCATTCCCTTTCTTAAGAGCCCAACTTGATATATTCGGCAATGTGACAGAAGCCGCCGTTATAATCTCAGCCATTGTAAATGATCCTAATTCGGCAAATAGCGCTTTAAATTATTCAATTTCTGATGTGCCGCAACCGAATTCAAATGTTGGAAGATTATATGACCAACAGGGTAATAATGTTGGATTTGTCGAGTATTTAACAGGTAAATATGATTTTAATGTTGCTGGAAGCGCTGTTTTGCCCGCAGAAGCTACTATTTACGCTTCAGTAGTGCCTTATCAAGCTTCAAGGCCGACAGATGTTATATTTTATAACCAGCAGATTACTTTTCGCCCTGTTCCTCAGCAAATCTATCAGGTTGAATTTCAAATTAGTCAACAACCTATTCAATTAATTGAATCAAGAAGCGCCCCTGAACTTGACGAATGGTATCTTTTTATCTGCGCAGGAGCAGCAAAGCTTATTTATGCTGATTTTCCAGATGATGAAGGGCTTGCAACATTAATGAAAACCTGGGATGAGCAGCTTTTAATTGCGCAAAGAAGAACATTAAGGCAATTAGGAAGCCAAAGAGCTAGCACAATATTTAGTCAACCAGGCAGACCATTAGCCTCTTGGTTTTATGGAACTGAATATAGCGGAACATCAGGATAGTTGATGGCGTATAATCAAAATATACCTCTTGTTACCGATTATATGGTGGTTTCACAACCAAAACTATTATCCAATTTTCAAACTATTTTTAGCGTATTCACAAAAAATCACGTGAATTTAAATGCATCAGATCCAGGAAAATTCCAGGGAATGCATACGGTTTTGATATTAAGGGAACAGACAGGAGATCCCGCAACGGCTATAGATCAAGTTGCTCTCTATGTAAAGAGTGTTTCAAGTTCTACAATGTTGTTTTATAGGCCAAGCAATAATCAAACGCCTATCCAACTTACATATCCATCTATCTCAACAGGGCTTCAATCAAAAAATCCAGATGTATTTTTACCTCAGCAATATTCTTTTATGCCTGGCCCTTTCGTTATTTACTTTGGCACAATTTCTATTAATGATGGCCAAATCGTTACTTTATTGCCTGCAACAACCTTAGTTTTTGTTTCGGTTATTCAAAAAAATGCAGCAGCAGCAGGAAAACAGAATGCAGCAGCTACAAATATTGTAGGGAATCAATTTACTGCAAGAATCCCATTTAATACCCAACCGCAAACGATTTCTTACATAGCTATAGGTGTTTAATGACAATTAATTATGATCCTAACACACCGACCAAACAATTAAGTTTTGCGGATTGGCAGGTTCAGTTCATTCAAAACTTCACGCAATTAGCAGACGCATTTTCTCAAGATCATGTACCCCTAAATGATGCTAACATAGCTAATAGGGGTAATCATACTATAGTCGAACTCGTGGAACAAACCACTGATGGACAGACGAGCGCTAATGAGTTTTCTATATATGCTAAAGATGCTGAAGGACAAACAGATCAAATATTTTTTACTTATCCGGGAAATAGTCCTGTAATTCAGTTCACAAATTATCAGATTTATAGCGTAACCCCTACAGATAAACAGACTACTTACTTCACTTTTCTTCCAGGAAGGATTTTAATTTATTTCGGAACCTTTGGACCTTTTTTTGGCCCATTTGGAACCCCATTTGTTATCAATTTGAATCCACCTGTTGCTAAAAACATTATTAGCGTTCAATTTACTCTTTCAGGAGATAAGCCGGATTTTGAGCCTTCTTACACAGTCTCTAATTTCTATAATTCCGAGTTTAAATTAGATGAAGTAATTAAAAATATTAATGTTATACCAAATTTTCCACAAACTACTGCACAAGCAGTTTTTTACATGGTGATTACTAATATATGACCTATGATCCCGAGATTCCATTAAGCACTGAATCGCCTTTAACTTCAGCGTCACCCATTCAGGTTAATTTCGATCAGTTTGCTAAGATTTTTTCTAAATCTGTTTTAGGGGTTTTATATAATCACATGCCATTTAATGATGCGAATCAAGGCAAGCATGCAGCAATGATATTTCAAAATCAAAGCCTAGATCCTAATGTTGTCGAAGATTTAGTTGCTTTATATGCAAAATCTGCTATTTCGGCTGTTTCTACAGAGCCTCAGTTATTTGCTAAAATACCTAAATTCCTTCCCACTGATTTAGATACTACGAATGCCCCAAATGATCCAATGCAATTAACTTATAACTCAATAAATACAGCAGGACCAATATATTATAGTTTTCTTCCAGGTGGTTATATTATTTATTTTGGGATGGTTACTTTAACGGGCTCTAATCCTCATACTATTACCTTATCACCGGTTCCAACTACGGTAATCGCTTGTTTTGCATTTCCTCAAACTCTTGCAGTTGCAAGCCCAAATCAACCTTTAAAAATATCCGTATTCAATAATCAACCAGCTCCAGGATCATTTAAAGTATACGTAGATTTAGCAGGAAATGCCCTTTATAGTTTTTCTTGGATGGCGGTAGCAAAAGCATGAGCGCAACTAAATTTTTGATAGGTCCTATTAAGGATGGCCTAAGAAAAGACATAAAACCTTATGCGCTTACAGAGGATGCATTTGCTCAATTGATAAATGCATATCAATGGAGAGGAAGGATTGTTAGAAGGTCTGGTTATACATTACTTGGTAGATTAGCGAATAAAACGCCTGTAATGGGCCTTAAAACGCGTGAATTATTTGGGCTAGGTCTACAGCAGCTTATAGCATTTGACACGACACAGGCCTATGCTTTTGATGCTGGCACGTTAACTTTTATTCCTCTTCCGAGCGTCATGCCAGTTATTTGGAGCGGTACTGATTATCAATTTTTTAATATCGCAAATTATGCTGGTGCTTTTTGGGCCACAAATTCAAAGCCTGGACTTAATGGAGTAGCTATTATTAATGCGGTGGCAGGAGTAGGGATAACAACTATAACCACATTAACACCTCATGGATTTACTACAGGTCAAACAGTCGCTATAATAAATATTACAAGCACGGCATCTGATGGATCAGATGATCTAAACGGAAATACTTATATTATAACTGTAACGGGACTGAATACTTTTACTATTCCTTTTCAAACAACATCTACATATTCATCTGGAGGGATAGCACTTAATTCTCAGGTAGCGATAGCAGGGCAAGATGGGATAAAATATTATGGGGATTTAACAAATGGTACAGGTTGGGCTAACTATAATCCTCCTATTGATCCTAATAATGCTCTAATGGGCGCTCTTCTTATTTTTCCTTATCGTGGCTATTTGGTATTTCTGAATACAACCGAAGGAAACGAAGCAGGCTTCTTTAATTTTGGAAATAGGGCTAGATGGACACAGATCGGAACCCCCTATTATTCTCAACCTGTTCCAACTACGCCAAGCCCTCAAACTGTCGATCCTTTTGCTGTTAGGGATGATTTATTTGGGCGTGGTGGCGCAAATGACGCTCCTACTCAAGAAGTAATCATAGGAGCCGCATTTATACGAGATGTTTTAGTTGTATATTTTGAAAGAAGCACATGGCGACTAAGATTTGTGAATAATGCCCAAAATCCTTTCGTATGGGAACGTATTAACGTTGAATTAGGGGCAAGCTCTACTTTTAGCACTATTCCCTTTGATAAAGGCGTTATGGCTATAGGAAATAGGGGCATTGTCATTAGTGATGGAAATGACACGATCAGATTCGATGAAAAAATACCTGATGATATTTTCGATATCCGACAGTCAGAGCATGGATACGAAAGAGTTTATGGAATAAGGACTTTTAGAACCCGCCTAAATTATTGGACAATTCCAAGCGCTAGCAACTTACTTGGCAAATTTCCCGACCAAGTGCTAGTTTTTAACTATGAGACCAAGAACTGGAGCTATTTTGATGATTGCTTCACATGTTTTGGATACTACTATCCCGAAACATCAGATTTAGGCGATCGCTGGATGGATTTAGATCAGCCTTGGCCAAATTATGATGATAAAAACTGCGAAGCGGGCACTTCTCATTCAGGTCTTGAGACAGTAATAGCAGGAAATCAACAAGGATTTGTATTCAAGTTAGAGCAAAAAAACTATCAAAATGAACCAAGTTTATATATTTCAGCAATTACAGCATCCCCAGTTAACACCATTACAAGCCCCAATCATAATTTACCCGATGGAACTTGGATTTCTCTTACGGATATAGTTGGCGTTACTAGTGGTGATGGGGAATCTTTAAACTTTAGAAACTTCAAAATCTCTGTAATTGATGATAATAATTTTAGCCTCAATCAATTTGAACCTATCAATGCAGGTCAGGCGATAGGAGCAACGTTCGGAACTACACTCAGTCCCTATTTTATCAACTTTGTTCCAATACTTAAAGGATCAGTTCGCATTTATGTAGGAAGCATTATTTTCACCGATTCAAACCTTGATGGCACTCTTACTTCAAATGTGCCAGGAACTACAGGAACTATTAATTATATCAGCGGTGCTTTAACGCTTTCATTTAGCCCTCCACTTGGCATTTTGACGACAGTTAATATTTATGTCGTCGCGGTTGATCCTGAACAAATCATAGTGCCTGTAAATCTTATCGGCGTATATGTTCCAGAAGGATTGATTACAAAGATTTCTAATGTGGATATTCAATCCAAGATATTCAACTTCTTTAATGAAGATGCCGGGACGAGAATGAGTAAAATTGATTTCTACACAAACCTAACGGCAAACGGACAATTTGAAGTTAATATTCTCGGAGATAGCAGCAATATCCCAGTTAACAGACCATTGCCCGATAATTTACAAAGCAATGTAGTGCTTACAAGTAAAAATACTTATCAAGTTGGTTCAGGATCAGAAACTATATTCCGTTTATTCTGTGATGCAATCTGTCAAACAGTGCAGATGCAAATTGATTTAAATGATAGGCAGATGGCTGTTTCAGCTATTAACGATCAAAATATAGAGCTTGTGGCAATGATATTCTCTATCCGTGATAAGGGTAGAATAATATGACAGCCCCACAAGAACCTACAAATCCATCGAATCTTTTCACGCCTTTCATTGAATCAACTTATAATATTCCAGAAGAAGAGGATCGCGGCAGGGCATTTCTGAATGATAAACTTAGCTCTATTAGTGATGTGGTCAATAGCAAAAAGATCGGAACCTATACGGATAATGTTGAAAATTTTAATGGAGAAGAGTGGAATTATTTAAATACCAAAAAAATAAGAAATGGTTATCAAACGATAGTTTATATTCCAAGTTTCATTAGTCAAACAATCCCCAATCCTATTCCAAGAGTAAATCCACAATTAATAGTTACTCACACATGGGGGAGTGCTTCACGACCTTGTAGTGCTATTGGGGCAGGAGATGGAAATTACTTCTCATTTTACACGCTTGGGAATACGAATATTACATATACCCTCAGCGATACTCAGATAGTCATAACCACTACTGTTGATTTAAGCGCCTACAAAGGTTTCATTGTCATTGAATATCTTCACGATGGCATATAAATTTCTTTAGTTGTATTGTAAAGATTAAAATTTAAGAGGTTTTTATGGCGATAGATCCTGCAACACTTATGGCTATAATGAAGTTCGCGGGTCCGATTATACAGGGTCTTTTAGGCGATAAAGGGGGTCCAGGATCTTCATTCAATCAGGGACAATTAGGATTTATGGAAAAAGGATTAAATGCGCTTAATCCTCAAATGGGCGATGTCAGTCAAAATCAGAATTTTCAACAAGGCTCAGATTGGCTTAGTAGTTTATTTTCAGATCCTGATTTTTTTAAATCCTTTGAAGCGCCTATCCAACGTCAATTTCAGGAGGAAACTATTCCCGGACTTGCGAACCGTTTTGCTGGAATGGGAACGGGCGGAGCGTTAGGAAGCACAGCTTTTAGAAATCAATTAGGACGAGAAGGAAGCAGGCTGCATGAAATGATTGCATCACTCCGAGGCGGACTTCAACAGCAAGGTGTAAACCAATCATTGGCGTATGCTCAACAGCCAGTTTCAAACTATCTTAATCAATTACAAACTTTCCTTACTCCAACCCAAAATACATATCAGCAATCTAGTTTTTGAGGTAAACAATGGTCTCTATTCTTCCACCAAAAAGATCCATTTTTAACGCACTCGGGGACGCAATGTCCGATTTCGGAAGGAATGCGCCACAATTGCTTGAAGAACGCTTTCAAAGACAAAGGGGATTATCATCTTTAGAACAAGCAGAGAAAGCAATTAAAGAAGGGATTATAGATCCTGAAACTAATCAACGTAGAGATCTTGATCCTTATGAAATGGCTATTCAGTTTGCTAAAGCCGGAGCAAATAATCCAGGTTTAGAAAGAGCTTTAGGACCTCTAATGCAAACAGCTATGCAAGGGGGTAAAGTTAATAGAGCTTTTCCAGAAGCAGGAAAAGAGAGATCACCCACAATTCAAGGTCAGCCTCAAATACAAGGGCAACAATCTCTAAATGCTCAACAGCAACAAGAGCCCTATATTGGTGCTATAGAAGGGCAACAAGGTCAATTTGCAAAGCCAAGCTGGTGGAATATCATGACTCCTCAAGATATCAAAGCGGAAGGAGAAAGATATGCAAAAGCAGTTAATGATCCAAATGCAGCTGCGATGAGAGAACAGCAACTTCAGAATGAAAATGAAAGAGCCACACAACAAAGAACAGATTTAGAAAATGCTGCTTTAAGAGCAAATGTTAAACCGGAGGATCTGCCAAGATTTATGCTTGCAGGCGCAAAAAATGATCCTAGAAATCCTTCAGAATGGGTGCAAAATACAAAGAGATCTTTTGATACTCTTAAATCTAATGATAAAAAAATTAATAGAGCTTTTATACCAGGAATAGGATCAGCGCTTATAGGAAAAAATCGGGATGAGGAATTGAAAAGATTAGTGCCAACTTCTCAAGATATGAAAAGATTAGGTCTTGAAGAAGAGACAAGGCAAGAATATGCAGATAACTTCATGTCCCCAACAGAAATTGAAGAGCAATTTCGACCTTTAACTCCTCCAAAAGAAAAAGCAATTAAAGCACTTCCTAGAGGCTTATTTCCCTCGGGAGCAGTTGGACAAGGAGAAGTTACGGGAAAACTTCCAGGATTTGAGCCTAAAAGAGGAAAAAATCCTATTATTTCTTATGAAGAAGCCAGAGAAAGAGCGCCTCAGGAACTCAAAGTAATGCAAAACCAGCTTTCCGATTTCTTTTTAAAAAATGTCGATCCAGATACTTCTTTACTTGTTTTAAGAGAGCCTTTAGTCAATGAAAAAGACTATGATTGGCGTCAAATTGGTCCTGCAATAAGAGAGGCTGAGAAAAAGGGCTTAAAACTTACGCAAAGACAAAATACCGAACTAGCAGATATTGAGACTCAACCGCCAATGCAATCATTGCCAGAGATCTTTAGGGATCTCTATAGAGTTGTGAATATCATTAGAGGAAACAAATGAGTTCTTTTCATAATGCATTATCTCAAGGTTATTCTCCCGAAGATATTCTAGCGTATATTGCAAAAGCTATTCCTCAATCATCTTCAATGATAAAAAAAGCTATGAAGGCAGGACATCCAGCACAACAAATATTAGGATTTTTGAGTAAATCTTTTGATAATGAAGATAGAACAGGTCTTTCAGAAAGCGAAAGACATGGCGTTAACAGAAGATCAGATACAGAAAGGGTCAAATATGGACTTAAGGTTGGCGCCAGTGCGCTCGCTTTACCAATAGCTGGTATTGCTGCTCGCTCAGCTCTTTCCAGGAGTCTGCCCTCGCAGATTCAAGATATGTTACCCGGAGTTGTGAACCAAGCTGTTCAGAATGTTTCTCCTTCACAGAGTCAAGGTGGATCTGCATTGGCGCCCATGTCCCAGCAATCCCCACAAATAGCCCAATCAGTAAACCCTTCATCACAATCCCCTTTATCTCCAAATGTTGAAGATAATATACCACAAACTACGCAACCTGTTCAACCTCAAGTAAATACTACTAATATTAGCAACATAATTAATAATCATGGATTAACTAAACATATTGACGAACTATCGAAGAATGTAAAGGATCCAAAAGCAATTGCAGCTATCTTGTACAATAAATTTCCTAAAGAAATGAAGAAGTTTCAAGAGGAAGTAGGAAAGCCGATGGAAGAAGCGATTGCAGATTATATGCAATCCAATGTAAAGCCGCTTGACAATCAGCCAAATCCAGAACAAAAAAAGCCTTTATCACGGGAAGAAGCGCTAGGAAAGTTTAGGGATAAGTTGATTGAAAGCGCTGGAGAAAAAACAACGCCTGAGCCTGTTAAAATTGAAAAAGGCGCAACCGTAGCATCTCCACAAGGGATAGGAGAAATTCAAGCTATCCGAAACGGTAAAGCAATTGTAGAAGTAGATGGAAAGAAACATCAAGTTAATGAAGATGAGCTTATTCAATCTCCAATTCCCGAAAAGGATCTCGCCGATCTATATGAAGATCTAATTGGCGGCATAGAAAAATCTACCGGAAAACAAGTATCTCGTAATGTGGAATGGGCTGGATATGATCCTAATACCAATGAGTTAGCATATAAGCCTCATGGAAGCGATAAAATGTGGTCTTATGATGACATACCACCAGAAGATGTTGAAGTTCTTACAAGTCTTTTAACACAGCGTAAATCAACGGGTGAAAATTTCATAGGTGCATGGCAGGCAGGAACAGAATCGCCTATCGGAGCTGCAATGTATCAACTCATTAAAAAATTACAAGCTGCTCGTGGTGGTAAAGGTAATGAGTACAAGAATAAATACGAAACTATCTATGATGCTTTAGAGCCAGCTAAGAAAGCAGCAAAGGAACGTCATGCAGAAAGAAAGAAAAAAGCCAAAAAGCCAAGATTTGATTAAAATTTTATATTTTTTGGCAAACTACAAATCAAAAAAGAAATCATCTTAGACCTTTAATAAACTTCTCGTGAATCATTTCGATTACTTGTTTAGAGATTCTATAAGGGCTTCTAGGTCCATTTCCTATTCTTATAAAAGGAAGCAAGTTTTTTTTGATGGCTCGTCTAATTGTCTTAGGATTAACGGAAAAAATCACTGCCACTTCTTTAATTGAATAAAACTCACTGTCCATAAAGTCCTACCTCTTCCAATCAATAGTATATCAGATAAATTTTTAAGTTGTCATCATGAAACTAACTTAAACTTAGAGGCATTTATGACTTCTCCTTTTATTCCAAATTCATTCACTTATGGTGATGCTCCTCAGGGCGGTCAAGTTATGCCAATGGTCATAGCTGGACGCAATCCTTCAGATTCTACAGATAGCAATTATGCGGCTGGTTATTTATGGCTTTCTAGCCTAGATCAAGGGGGAAGCGGTAATTTATATGTTCAATCTGGAAATACTGTAGGAATTCCTAACTGGGTTGCCGTAACCGCTGGTTCTGCGGGGGGTATTAACACTATAAGTGATGGATCGACTCAGGTTTCACCTGTAGGTGGTAATATTGCATTAGAAGGTACTGCCCAACAGATTCTATCAACGGCTGATGTCTCAGCTCATTCAATTACATTTTCAATTCCTGCGGTTTTTGTAGCTCCAGGTTCTATTAAATCAACATCTACAATTGAAGTGGGAACAGATTTGACAGTTGATGGAAATGCATCTGTAACCGGAAACCTAGCCGTTACAGGAAATGGAACCGTATCAGGAGATCTTACAGTTACAGGAAATCTTGTGACAGGAGGGATTACAGAAAATGGCAATGTGGGAATTAATACTTCCGGGAGTGGAACTACTACTATCGGAAATGCCGCTGCAGGCGCTATAACTTTTGATGTTGGTACTGGTAATTTTGCTCTAAATGGCGGTGGAAATACAATAAATCTTGGTACAGATGCAGCAGCAAATACCATCGTCCTAGGGAATACAATCGCATTGACTTCTGTACATATACAATCAGGAACAGGTGATATTAAAATTGATGGTTCAACGACAGCAAAAATCATCTTGGGAACTACAACTCAAACCGGAACTATTACAATAGGTCAGTCCACAGCGGGTGAAAATATCGACATTGGTAGTGCTATTAATACAGTGGCACAAACAATTACTATTGGAAATGGTGCATCAGGAGAAAATAGCACAGTAAATATTCTATCTGGAGCAGGAACAGCAGGGGCTGGAGTTTTAGCATTAGGAAATAATGCTCGGGTAACCACAATCGGGATAGGTAATGTGGCTCCAGCAGCAGCAAGAACTATTACCATTTCGGGGGGTAATCAAGCTCAAAATGATACAGTCAGTGTATTAAATGGAAATCCTTCAGCAAACACTCAAACCTTTAACTTGATGAGCGGAACTGCTACAGGTGGTACCCAAGTAGTTAATTTAGCAAATGGTATTGGTGGTGCACTAACTATCAATATGGGCAATGGAGTCAACTCAACAGCTCAGACAATCAATATTGCCAATGGCGCATCAGCTGGAAATAGCACCGTTAATATTCTTTCTGGAAATGCCACATCTGGAACACTTGCACTTAATCTAGGTAATGGTAACGGACCTAAAACAGTTGCCATTGCGACAGGTATTTCAGGAAATACTGTCAATATCGCTACCGGAATCAATACTTCGGCGCAATCGGTAAATATTTCATCTGGCGCATCTGGTGCCAATAGCACAGTTAGTATTTTATCAGGTAACGCAACGGCTGGAACTATTACTCTTAATCTTGCGACAGGAAATAGAGCCAAGACTATAAATATGGGTACAGGAATTGACGGAAACACTGTCAATATCGCTACCGGAATAAACACAACAGCTCAAAGCGTAAATATTTCTTCGGGAGCAGCCGGAGCCAATTCAACTGTAAGCATTTTATCAGGTAACGCAACAGCCGGAACTCAAACCCTAAATCTAGCGACTGGAACAGGCGGAAAAACAGTTCATATCGCAGATGGAGCAGGAACAAACGTTGTTACAATAGCTAATGGCGCATCTGTTAATACAGTTACAATAGGATCGATTAATTCAACCTCCACTACGACAATTAACGCAGGATCTGGAAATATTGTAATGGTTGGAAATGTAACTAAAACAACAAATCCATCGTTTCTTGCCTATCTTGCTGCCACAGTGAATGATAAAACAGGAAATGGAACAGCTTACACATTAGGAACAGATGCTCTTACCGAAGTTTTCGATAGGGGATCTAATTTTAATGTTAATGGCACATTTACTGCTCCTGTAACTGGAATATATGACTTAAGATCACAAGTAACAGTAACAGGGGCAACAATTGCCACTACATTTGTTATTTCAATCGTAACAACCGCAAGAACTTATACACATACTTTTATTAAGGCAGCTGGAGCGCAAAATGAATCAGTATTGATAACAGCGCTATGTGATATGAGCGCAACCGATACTGCGCATGTAACAATTACAGTAAGTGGTGAAGCAGGGGATACAGATGATATTTTGGGTGCAGCATCCGCTCAAACATATTTCTGTGGATGTTTAGTAGCTTAAAGTTTATAAAAAATTAAATTTTAAATTTTAAACATGAGGAAATATGCTCAAACAAGCTGCTATTTTAGAAATCGTTAAAGATGACCGTGTTTATACAATGGTTTTGCCAAACAATGCTCCTTTAGGTGAATTACATGATGTGCTTTTTCAAATGAGATCATTTGTAGTTGAAAAAATCAATGAGGCCGTAAATGCCGATAAGCCAAAAGAAATAGTTGAAAACCCTCCACAAGAGTAAATATGTCATCAAATATTGTTAGATTCGATGCTGTTAGATCATTAGATATCGGCTCAATAACAGCTTCTTATACGCAGTTAGGAACTGCATTCACTCATGCTATGCGAGTTTTGCATTTTATTAATGACACAAACGGAACTTACATGATCAGTTTTGATGGTGTTACAGATAATTTTCCTGTTTTAGCTGGTGGATTTACACTTTATGACTTAACAAGCGATCAAGATTCTAATGAAACATTTCGATACGAAAAAGGATCGCAGCTGTGGATAAAATATCTTGTGGCTCCATCTGCAAGTTTAACAACCGATACAATCTATTGCGCTGCGGTATATGGTAAGGGGGAA